TCATTCATCAAAACGGCCTCGATTAGGAATTTCAAAGTTTCTATGTCAGAACCTAAATATTTAGCCTGAACAAAGTCTAATAACCTGTTCAATAGAAGCTTCTTGTTAATAGTCATAAAGAAGCTCTCTATATCTAACTTTAGGACCCAACAATCGGTTGTGTAGTTGTTTGATACGCGCTGGATATGATCTTTCAATTGCTTTATTCCCGCGCTTGTACCTTTTCCTTTTCGACAGTTGGTTGTTCCGTCTATAAACTCTTCCTCAAACAGTTGGTTAAGTCTCATTGCGATAAAGTGATGAACGATACGATCTCTGAATGAAGATGCCATAATTTCCCGTTTAACAGGCTTTGTGACAATAAATCCAATGCTCGGATCCGGTTTATACTTCCTTGAGATTATATCGTTCATCAGCTTTATACAATTCTCTTCATAATTCACCTCGTAAGCAATAGCTTCCAGCGAACGCCTTTTATTTTTTCGGCAATCGAAATAGGCTTCTATGATGTAATATAGATAAATATCTGCCATTGTATTTTTATGAGAAAGGCGGAAACCGGACGAACCCTATAGTTGTTGTTCTGATTGTTGTTGTTCCTGTTTCCATTGTTCCAGTTGAAAATCCAATTATTGTTATCACTATCTTATTCTTAACTCCCTTAATGGAAGTGGATAACCCTTTTCTTATAAAAAGTGCTCTCTCGGTAATACCTTAGTATTTACTGATTCCGGCGATCAGGGTGTTTGTTTTTCCACCCTGATATTTGTTTTCCTATTTTATCGTTGAACGTTGCCAGATAGGCCGATTGCTTTAAATTTAGAACTTTCTTATCAGTGGATAGCCTAATCAATACTTTCAGTAACTCATGCTTAATTTGAAACCCTTGTAGATACTTAGACCTAGAGATCGTATCGGTAGTCATATTGGCCAATTGAATGTATTCAAATAACTCTAATGAGACGCTGATAATCTTTTGTCCTAAAGTATATTTGTACATTTTAGGAAATTTCGAAGCATAGTCTATTAACGTATTAACGAGATTGTAAGTGTCAATGTAAACTGGAAGTTGAGAGGCTATCATACTTAAAAGAGTTTAAAGGTTAAAGAGATGAAAGAAAAGCGGAAACCGGACGAACCCTATAGATGCCGTACTGATTGAAGTCGCTCCTGTCTCCATCGTTCCAGTAGAAAATCCAATGTGTTCTATCTGATCTGCGGGTAGATGTCCAGTGCCAATCATCGGTTTCAATCGCTTCACCGCCGCAAATAGCGAGTGCAATATCTAATTCCTTCTTGTTATCATACATGAGCTGCATGTCACGTACTGTTGGCAGATACCAATTTCCTTTACTGATTTGGCCGGATTCGTACTCTTTACAGAAGGTTGCCACCTCGCTACCCATTGATGCAAGTTCGGAGGTTGATTCAATGCCTTTTTCATCTAGCAATGCATCATCCAATGATTCTAACTTTTTGCCAGTTAGTTCTTTATTATAGTCCAATAATTCTAATGAACCGTCAGAGCCATTAAGAGCAACCAATAGCTTTCTTTCTCTAATAATAGCTACACCTACGGGATTTTCAGAATCTTCGTGAATGCCCCAGAACTTAGGGGTAACATAGTTCCCCGACTCGGTAAAGATGAATACACCATTACCCGCATCTTGTGAATTGTAAATACCTTGATTTTTCATGTTGAGTATATTTAATTGTTGAAGTGTTAAGAGTTAAAGAAAAGCGGAAACCGGACGAACCCTACAGTAGTCGTTCTGATTGTCGATGCCCCTGTCCCCATTGCTCCAGTCGAAAATCCAATTGCATGCGTTATTATAGCGTGTGCTGGTCCAATGATACCTACCAGGCAATGGTTCACCACAGGCGATAGTAATAGCTGAATCAACCTCTTTCTTTGATTCATATAGAGATTGCATATCGGAAAGTGTTGGAAGATACCAGGACGGGCCAAACTCACGACAAAACAGAGCTGCTTTACTTCCTGCCTTGAATAGTTTGTCTGTAGCCTCTTTTCCGGACTTGTCTTTTAGGGCATCCTCAATAGACTTATACTCATCCAAAGCAATTTTATAACCATCAGGTAGTAGTTCGATTCCTTCTTCTGATCCTTTCAGAGCTACTAATAGCTTGGTATCGCCTTTTACAAGTGCTACAGCAAAGGCTGGTTCATTACTTAATCCCCAATATTGAGGTAGCCAAAACTTTCCGGATTGAGTGTAGATGTATACACCATCCTTGCAATTTTCCTTTGTTGAAGGTGCGTAAACCGTTGTCTTTTCTCTACCAACAGGTAAAGACAGATTCAAATTCTTAATGTAAATGTTCATATTAGTTTTATTTTAAAGTGAATAATACTCAATGAAAAGCCCCGGAGCGTTTCCCCGGGGCAACTATTAATTTCTCTCATGGTGGTATATTTGCTTTCGTATTACCTATTCAGATAGAGTCAACGACTAACCGATGTCGTGCGGGTGTATCCCTGCGCTATCTTCGCCCTACTTGCAAACTTTATATCCACGCTTTCTAATGGGTTGTGGACGGTGAGGAAATCGAATCCCCCAGAATCACTTATTTGTGAATCAGTTCCATGCAACCGCCCGTTTGCCGGTCTGTTCCCGGCAGTCAATTCAGTTAAACTCAAACTACAATCCGGCTTTCACGGATACGCAATCCTTTAATTGCGGCATTGTTGGTTAATAAAAAGTGATTATCTTCTACTAGATCCTGTTACTTCAATCACATTAAACATTTCTTTCATACGGTCAACTATGTAATTGCCATAAACACCAAACTCCGTATTTGGATCCAGATTAGTTGTCATGTGGGTCAAGCCATTATATCGATTTTCATATCTCAATTGGAGGAGAAGCTGTACAGGATTAATATTTGTTCCAAAATGCTTTGAATCTTTAGGTTCTCGACCCACTTCATCAATAGCTAGATTTACCATGTCTTTATACTTGTTTATGGTTTCTACGCCCTTTTCAGCATAACGAAGTGAAAACTCGGCAGCACTGATAAGTGTGAATCCCATATTCTGATTCATACCATGATGGCACAGTAAGTTTAGTTTCCATTCAAAATTTTGTATACCCTTTAGAATTGTTGATTTACCAACCCCCAATCCACCCCAGAGAAGCAAACCCTTATTGTGATCAAAAACGCCACTATGTCCTAAAATCCATTTATAAAGCTCAGAAAGCAATTCTCTATTTCGATCATCAACAACAAATTCGGGTGAGGCAAATTGCATTGATTTAACAAATTCAAATTTCCAAAACCGATTTGCCTTATCTTGTATTTCAGGTGATATAGATTCAGAATCTGTGACTTGTGATTCCAGGAGAAGGTTCTGGCTCTCGTTTATTATTTCCTTGATTGTTTTCATTTTTATCATTTTTAAAGATCAACTCATCATCCCATCCTCGATTATTCAGAAATGTTTCGGGATTCTTTCTATATTGCTTGTTAGGTTGTGATTCTTTGTATTTCGGAATATATTCAATTGCCTTCTGTTTATCGGCGATAGACAGTTTATTCCATTTTCCTTGAATCTTCTCTTTTTTACCGACTTTCTTATCGTATAAATTCCAAAATGAATCAAAGCCTATTTTATCAATATCATTTTCCCCTTGGGGGATTATAGGGGGTATTTCTTTATATTCTTCTCTTTCTTCTTCTTTCTTAAGATTTGTGTCACCGCTGTGTCTCCCTTGTGTCAACAACTGTGTTGTTAGCTGTGTCACTATTCCTTTTAACTCGTTGATTTCCTTTGAAATAGCTGTGTCGTTTGTTGTGTCATTTGCTGTGTCAGGCAAGTTTGATAGTGAATTGTAATCATCATATTTACAAAGAGTTATGATGTTCTGACCCTGAGAGGAATCGCAGGTTACCATTTTCCTCTTTTTCAACGTATCAAGAAAAGATCTAACCGAACGATCGGACCATCTCCACTTTTTAGATAAATAACGAACGGATGCAGGATATTGCCCTCTTCCCCACGTTATATCTCGACCACCGATACTCTCTGTACGAGGCGATGCTTCAAATCGTGCCGACTGTATTAAGTCCAACCACGCTTCACATGCGCTATAAGTCCGTGCAATTGTCCAGAATTCATTTGTGAAGAACTTCCGGGAAAGTTTAATAAATCCGTTATCTCTCATTTCTCTTCTTATAATTCTTACATATCCTCTTTCCTGTGTGCATCTTGTACCTTTGAAATGGACATGAGCATAGGAAGTTTATTATTTCTCCGGCGTGTCCACAGTCTTTACATGAGACAAGAATAGGAGAAGGTGTTTTGTGTTTTGCCATGCTATAATCCTTTCTCTTCTCTAAGCTGTTTGACTTTCTTTGTGTAGTAGATAATGAGTTGTTCTAATTCAAAATCGGATAGTTTAGAAGTCTGATGTTTGAGAACATATAACTCACTAATGACAGATTCACCATATTTCTTTATCAAACCAAAGGTGTAACCTACGTTGTTCCCTTCGTCGTAAGTATTGCACTTAACACACTGAGAATTACAGTTTTTCTCATGATACCGCGTACTCATGTGCTGACGGTTAATGAAGTGACCATTATGAATATCCTTCCAAAAGTGAATAGAGTTACAACTGATACAACGGCAATAACCATTGTCGTCTGAATCTCTTATTCTGATAAAGATGCTGAATATGGTATCTAGTTTCTTTATCAAAGATGATCTTGATAGTTTTTTCTTTGCCATTGTTTTTAATTAAAAGCCCCCGACTGATTGCCGAGGGATAATTTTATTAATTGTTTTCCAATTCATTGTATGGTTCAACTATTGCTGTGAAACCAATATCTTTAGTTGGAATCAGAAAGTCACCTTTTGGAGTAAACCTAGATTCTACTTCTAGAACTTTGAAATGGGTAAAATATGAGCCTCTCCCAATGTAATGGGATTCTATTGTATCACCAGGGTTTATTACCCCCCCCCATTTATAGAGGCCACTCCAACTACTCTTCTTTCCTCTAAAGAGATTGCTTCTGTTTGATAAATTAAAATTGGGTTCTTAGCATCGAATGCCGCCCTATGATTGAATTCCATAATAAGTTTAATTTTGTTGTTCTTCTTGCGGTTTATACGGGAATACATCCATGATTGGAGTTTCTGATACTGATCCGATTTGATAATCGGCCATTGTACCTTTCATGCCTTCATCCAGTTTCTTAACGGCATCTCTCAAATCTGGCGCCTGTACTAAGATGTTGGTTGATGTTCTTTTTTCTGCTCCAGTCTTCTCATCTAGTGTAATGAAGATAACTTTGCATTTAAACCACCGATCAGCCGATTCTTCATCCGAGAAAAATAGTTCACTATAATTTGCTCGTTTAATATCAGCTACTGTAAACTCTCCTGAAATAAAGGGAGTCATTTCTTGAATACACTTGCCTTCACTCTCTGTAAATGAAAGTGCGTCAAATAAATAAGGTTCTGTGACTTTCTTATTCATTCCGTTCTCCATTACTTTCTCATAACGGATTTTGACCTCGAACCATGTATGCATCATAATTATTTATTTTTATTGTTTATACTTCTCTTTAATTCCTTTAATGCAAGCCTATACTTGCGGGACTCGTTGTAATCCTTATTGCTTTTAGAGAAAGAGTTAATCTTCTCTTCTAATGCTTCAATTATCGCTCTGTGAGAAGGTGCACGTATTTCTATTTTCATAGCATTTAGTTTTTATAAAATCCTTGAAACCTAACTAGATTAAGATATTCAGGTGACTTCATTAACCCATCACCCATACCGCTAAGAGTCTCGGCTCCTGATTCGTCCAGTACTACTTTTGAATCTATTTCTTTAGGAACCCGGAAGCAGATTTGAACGGGGAAGTTTACTTTAGCATCCCCTGTGATTACATTTACCGAGGCGCGTTGTGTAGCCGCCATGATTCTAAACCCGAGAGAACGACCTTTCTGTAGGAGTATCTTTAGATTTTCTTCCAATGATTTTAGACGGCCAGTTACTTTAAGCTCCATCTTATCGCCACCATCGAACATTACTCCATCAACTACTTTAGATGCGTAATTTCCGACTTTAACCATTTCTTTAATATCAAGGTCAGTTCCGGATCTAGACATAGAAACAGCGTCGGCAAACTCATCGAAAATAACAAGTGTCTTTTTCCTGACTCCGTTCTTTGTGCGAGCCTGCATATCTTCAACGAGCAACCTCATTTGCTCCTCTATATCTTCAATATCATTGAATACTTTAGCTGATTTATAGTAATCACAGAATTCGTATTTGGGGTCAAAAATTACAATGTCTTTAATCTTGGATGCCTTAGCGTATTCAATCGTAGATTTAATTGAAACGGATTTACCGCTACCCGTAGCGCCGCAAATAAGAACATGAGGAGTAGAATGATTATTCAAGTCCCACACGATAGTTCTTCCGAAATTATCTACACCAATAGGTAACTTTTCCCCGTCCAGGTATTTCTTATCCCAATAAAGGGTATCTGTTCGTTTCTTGGCCGTTTCAATAAATAGGTAAGATTTTCCATTGTAGACCATGAGGTCATTTCCAATTCTTACGGAAGAAACGTTTAAAGCATTGGCTATGTCAAGACGGAATTTCATAATATTCGAAATTTTCACGCCGGCTGAAACCTCAATTAAGAATGTATTAGATGAGTATCCTTGAATCTCATGTGCTACATTAATTAATATTCCAAACGTTCTTAGAACATGTTCTATCTTTTCTCCATTATTCATATTGGTGTTATTTAGATCGTAAGTAATAAAAGAGGCTGCGCTCTTCTTGAATGAAGTGATAACTTTAGGATTTATCGCTGCTAGGGAAGCATCCCTAATTTTCTTTTGTCTACGTGATATAAGATCTTTCTTATGATCGGGAATATTAAAGTCGTCAACTTCTGCAATCATTGTTTTTGCCCAAAACGCGTACAATTCGGCTCTGTCGGTGAAATTGTCATTATCATTAATCATATACACGTAGTCAGGATTAGAAACAGCTTCACACATTCTTTTTAGAGGTTCGTATAAGATAGCCTCGTATAGCTTTTTAGTATCTTCGTTTATCTCAATTTTAAACCTTTTAAGTTGCGGGGAACCATCTTTGTTTTTAGAATCCTTATTTTCAACGAACCAAACTTCATCTACTTTTTCGTTATATTTTGATTCGTAGCATTTAACATAGGTGATCGCCTGTTTGCTCCCAGAGAACATCATTTCATCCTCTTCGGTAAATTTTGCTTTTGACTTGTGGTCTATGATAACGATTTTTCCGTCGTTAAGCTCTACAACGAGGTCTATGACGGCGTGACAAGGTAGAGGTATGTCTACTCCATTAATTACCAGCCATTCGTCACATCTCAATTCAACCGCTATAACTCTCTTAATATCTTCTGTGTAGATAGATTGTGAATCGTAGAAATTCCGGATGAACGAAGAAGTTGTTTTGGTTGCTTTAATTATGCACTCCTCAACTGTTGGAGTTGTTTTCTGTAATTTCCACGCATTGGCCGGGACTTCATCTAAATATTGGAATGCAACTTGCTCCATTTCAACAATAGACGTTTTTATTCCCAATCGAAAACTGTTGAAAAAGAACTCTAAAGCTGAGTGGTATGCATTCCCGGCGACTGATGTAGCGGATCTCCTTGATTTTTCCCGGTAGATCTCATTCTTCTCAAACTCCTTTTCGTTTCGAGCAAATGAAGTGACTTTACTATAACTCCAGGAGTCAATAAGAAAGTTGGAGAACAGTTCCTCCAACTGATTATCATTATAAGATGAGTATTTGTTCATGGTAAATCAATAGGCTTATCTTTAGATTTCAATTGCTCTTTCTTTTGTTCAACCGATTCAGTAGTATTCTCTTCATTATCTATGTATTTAACCTCCGCTTCTTCTATCCCAGATTCTATAAGATTTCCTGAAATTGAAGCCTGATCAAACACTATCGCTCTCTGTGTTTCGATTGACTTAGGTGCATATTTGGCCAAAAGAAGTTTTAACACTGTTTTCCTAGCCATTATATCAAAGTCGTCTTTCCATACTCCATATCCTTTTTTGAAAGATTGCGAGTATTTGCTTGCATGAGCTTTAGCCTCTTCAATAGTCATATAATGTGTCTTTTCAAACCCATTTGCTAATTTGAAATAAGCCATATATCCAATGACCTTATTAGACTTCTTTGCATCTTCATCAAATACATGTTCTCCTGTGAACTTGTTTTTCTTCACAAGTTGGCCTTCATAAACAACCTCGTCGATTAGGCTGATAAATTGACCGCTTCTTTGGCATAACTCAATTAATCCTTTATACATAAGTTGGAATTGTGCTATACACATTCCGGTTTTCTTGTCATTATATGGAACTATTGCTGCCATTCCAAGACTTGGGTTGATGGGTAAGTCCAATGTAGCAGCTATGACAGCAGAATTAAGAATAGATTGCGGTTCAGCTTTTTGGAGTAAAGTATTGTTATTTACAGTTGATAACAATGAACTTATAAATCCCGCTGATTTTTTACCTAATATTTCATGAAAACGAGCTTTCACATTTTCACTGCTTAAGAGTGATTTTAATTGAGGTACAGTTATTTCATTCATAATTTAAACATTATTGTGTTGGGATTTAATTATTATCTCTTCAGTTTCTTCATCGATGGTGTAGCAGTCAGGGCAATAGTATTTACCTTCATGCTCTACCCAATCTCTTTCGGTTGCTTCGTCAACAGGAGATCCACTATCTGTCCAAAATGAAAAACCCGTCCAAGGATGTTCAAACCCAGTTTCACAACCGTCGCACATTAATCCATAGCATGTTTCTTTAAATACTCCCATTGTTCTATTTTTTTTAGAGTTTTAATAATTCGATAACTTCATCTTCGGGTATGTCTGCATCGTACTCATAACCTTTGCTGATAGCCCATTTAACCATTATTCTAACTTGTGCATCAGAAAGTTCTTTTCCGTTGACAGAGAAAAATCCAGTTAGATTCTTTCTCCAGGCCCATTTCTTTAAACCTTTTAGGTCTGTTCTTAAAGTATGTTTGGTCATAATTTCCCTGTTTAATTATTCAACCCCTCTAGGAATTTGAATATCATTTCCATTTCTTTGTTTCGAAAAGCATGGAAGAGAAATGATTTAGGATTATTCAAGTTGTGCCGATTCTGCCTTACATGATCTTCGTATGCTTTGAAGGTTAGAAAGCAATTAGAATACACGTGTTTAATGTCAACATTGGACTTTCGATAGTTTTTTTCTAAAATATCATCTACATCGTAACTTGTTAAATTCTGATATAGGCTCTCATGCTTTCGATTACCTAAAGTCCATTCGTTCCACTCAAATACAGCTTCTTTGATGTCCTCTTCTGTTCTCAGGCATACTTCTCCATCCATAACCCAAACTTCTTCTCCACATCCATCGGGAACGGCTACTTCTTCATCTTCCTGAACTTGGAAAAAATAAGGATGGCGGGTTGCTCTATTGTCTTGTGATTTGATTTCCTGTGATAAATTCATAAGAAAGTCATAAATTTCTTCTGTTACTTCTATTGTTTTCATAAACACCATTTAGTTTTCGTTAATACCGTATTCTTTCTTCACAATTTCTAATTGCTCCAAAAACGGTGGATATTTGAAGTCTTTTGATTCATACTCTTCAGTATGTTTGTTCGACATGATGCTTTGATATTGCTCCTGAACTTCAGAATTGAAATCATCTTCTGAAACTCCATCATCGCACCAGTCGTACATTTCTAACTTAGATACAAGGTCCCCACATGATATATGCGATTTCCATACATAGAAATCTCCTCCATCGACTATAGATTGACTATCGTATATAGTTCCAATCTCTATTTTTCCTCCGCAAAAATTACACCGATGCTCTTTTCGGGCTTTATGTTTGCTACTACTAAGTGTGTCCATCTTAATATTGGTTTAAACGCTCTTCTTCATGATACTTACCCGTTTGGATAACTCTCAGTCTCTCTTATAAATGCACGCATTTCCTTAATTGTTAGCTTTTTCCAATCAGGAAATGTTTTCGATCCAACAATATCATCACTGTGTTTTTTCCTTAATTCAAGCGTGACGCTCGATTCATTGAATGTTGGTCGAAGTGCAGCCAATATATATACGTCCTCTTGTTTGGATGCCTCCTTCCATCTATCCCAGAATTCGTACTGTTTATCGCTATACTTCCATTGCGGAAATTTATCCGAATGTTCTAATGGCATATAGAATAAACCTATATTTTCCCACCAAGACAAACAGCCATCATCTATGCTTCTAAGCAGGTATTTATGATATCCTGATTCCTCTTTTTTCACCTCCATCACCCATGACAAATACCATTTAGTAAATGGTGCAGCCATCATCCGAACAAGACTTCCAATCGGCGGGGTCTCTCTAATACCGCAGGAAGCAAACCCATTTCCCTCGTTAAAAGAAGGAAAGTTTTTCCCGTCATAGATAGTAGTGGTACAAAATGCAACCACATAATTCAATATCTCTATTCTTGCTCTGTTATACGTTTCTGCCATTTTTAAATTATTATTTATCAATATCAAAAGGGTGCATATCGTCGTATGGATCAACATTATATACAGCATCATCGAATTCATCATACGCAGTATTACCGAATATTCTATAACCTTCTGATGTATAGCCTCTGAATTTTTCACCAAAACAATTTTCACTCCTGACGGATCTAATCTCTCGAATTATATTGTTTCGAGAAACTCTATCAGGATTGTATCCCGGTTTTGATTTTTCTCGTTTAGAAGCTGCGCAAGATTTCGAACAACATAAACCCCATCCTCTTTTTAGATTGCGAGAATCGGCGTTATACTCTTTTCCACAGTTATCACATTTACGTTTTACGTTACACATATCAATTGGTTTTAATAGTTATGAAATAATCGCCTGACTGACTAACGCTCCAAATATGGCAGAAGCGATTGCAATTGATAGTCTTAGGATAAAATCCCATGTTTTTTTCTTAATCATATTTTTCATTTGTGGTTAATTCAACATTTAACATAAGCCGCATAACTCAATCCCTGTGAATCCAGTAGTGCAGCGTAATCCATTCCATCATCTTCCTGATAACCGTAATCTTCTTCAAGCACCGTTATCTCTTCGTATATATCAGCTAATATCTCAGACTTAGAATCTGCATTATACTTTATACATACTTCTTCTTCAGTCATTGACTTAACCTTATCAAGTTCTATGAATAGTTCATCTAATCGGTTCATAACGGTTTCTGTTTTTCATTACGATACTCTTTATAGAGTTGATAAACTATTATTATGCTACCTATAAACTTGATAGACATACCTATAATAGACATAACCTTCATAGGACTGTAGGTTACAATTGAATTGCACAACATTATGAAGGTAGATATAGGAAGTAAAAGGGAGAAAAGAAATAATATTGTTTTCATAAGCCTATGGTGTTGCAGAGGAAACTCTAACAAAAATTGATAGTACTAATTGATTTGTATAGTGGTATCCCAAATAGGCGTAACACTATCTTTAACTCTATTACTTCATTCGACTGCGTACCGATTTTCTTTTTAGAAACAGTTTTTGTAATAATTGCTTTCATTGACTTATTATTTTAAGAATTGTATAAACAAGAGTTATTCTTCCGATCTCTAAGCACCCATCAATAATGTATTTGTCATTAAAGTATTCAGATAGTAAGTTGATTACTTCGAATCTTTCATAATCACTCTTATGTATAAGAAATGAATTATCATTATGCATAGAGTTGTTATTTCCTATCTTGAATAATTTCTTTAAATCTGAGATTGCTATGTCTTTTTCTATCCCAATTTTATCCATAAAATTTAGTGTTAAATGAAAAGCGCACCATCTTCACAGACAGTACGCTCGATAATTGCAAACTTTTAAACATATAAATTGAAGATTAACTCCGGCTATATATTTTTCTTTAGGTAAAGTTGTTATTCATTAATCTTATCTCTTTTCCTAATTAATTCCTCTTGTTGTTTTTTCATCTTATCAAATTTCTCTGAAAAATCGCTGTGATATTTCTTTTCCTCTTTTTGACCTCTGCGATATACCATTATTGCGATTATAATTATGATAATACCAATAATAAAAGAGAATATAAGAGGAAGTAGGACTACAAACCAAGATATATTTGATAAGTTTGTTAGTTTTAGTACCAAAAGAACAATAAATAGTAGGGATAAAAATCCCATACCTTTTGATGGTGATTGTTGATTCATAATATTATAATTAAAATGTTAGTGAATATAAGCGGAGAATGACGGATTCGAACCGCCGTAACCTTTTGAGTTAAACTGTTTAGCAAACAGACGCAATAAACCACTCTGCCAATTCTCCAAGATTCGCCCGTCTGTCCGGGCTGTCGTATCCCTGTTACCAGGTTTAAAGTGAATTCCATGTCTCACCGACTTGTGTCTAACGATTTATTTTTAAAACGACGCCGATCTGACCATTATCGCGCATACGTCGTTTACATGTTGGTTACTCCATCGGCTGTTTCACCTCAAGCAGAGCATGTTTGCTTAAATTTGCCAGCAAGTCAAAGAGCTTTTGCAGTATCCTGCGGAGTGGGAGAGTAGGCGATCAAGGCTTAAGTCCCTATCGAATGTTTATATAGTACTATTCTTAATAAGATCTTGAACCTGTTCCTCTGTAAATCTTACCGATCCTCCAATCTTTGTTCTTTTGAGTTTATACGCTCTCATGAGATCATAGAGTGCTGTTCTTTTTATCCTCAGTATATCACATACTTCTTCAATAGTGTATAATGGTTTCATAGTCTTAAAAAAATAAGCCCCATTCTTTCACCTTCCCTATTGTGGCATTGGGTTGGTTACTTAAACAGAGCTTGATATTATTTCATGAAATACAGTTAATGCCACAAAACTGTCTCGAAACATGATTATTAATTTTGAATTTTAAAATGGCTGTACTATATTTGTCAATTGAAGAGTAAATGGTACGGCAAATGGTCGTACAGCCATTTTTGTATCCGTTCGGCATTGTTGCAGAATGATTACTTTGCAAATATACTTTAGAATATTAAAGTATCAAAGATTTTGCTTTAGAATATTAAAGCAAATATTTAATTTATACAAATTCTAAATAAGGTAGACATGGATATTGATATTTTTATTAAAGAGGTTATTGTCGGAATTTTTAATGGTATAGATATGGCAGAAAAGTCACTAGATAAGAATATTATTCCTGATGAAGCAATTGAAATAAAAGGATCACCTTGTGTTAAGACTGTTATTTATCCTGGAGGAAGGTCATTGACAAAATATGTAGCTATGTCAAATTTGGAATTTGAAGTATCTTTGACTGAAAGCAATAAAGATGGGGTATCAGGAAGTATTGGTGTCTTTTTGGGAAGTGTTGGTATTGGTACAAAGGGTAATAGTGAAGATGAAAAATCAACACTATCTAAAATTAAGTTTAATATACCTATTCAGTTGAAGTGATTAGACCCCACGCTTAATTTCATCTATATCTCTCAAGGCAAGGCTAAGTGCATCTCCAGGATACTTCAATCTTTTTAAATAAGTGAAATAGACTTTTAGAAATAGTCTTTTGTACCACCATTTAACAAAAATGTTTTTCATACAAATAATATTTATTTTAATGCAAATATACTTTAAAATATTAAAGCATGGGTAAAATTGAAGAAAGATTTATAGAGGTTTTAGATGCATCAAAGGCTACTGCATATAAAATATCTAAAATTAAGGGATCTCCTAAAAGCTTTGAATCAAAAGTGTCACAAATAAGACATGGAATAATTAAAAACTTATCTGCATCTATGCTTGCTGCTCTATATGAGATATGTCCAGATGTGAATTTTGAATACATTCTTTCTGGTGTGGGCGATAGTTTTAAAACAAATATTCAGGGAGATAACTCTGTCATTGCAGACAATTCAACTGTTGAAAATATAACTACTGGAGGAACATCATCCGGGAATAGATCTGGAAACTCTCACGGACATAACATTCAAATATCCCCATCAGGAAATGGGCACGAAAAAATAATAAGAGATGGAGATTTCGAAATGACATACGAACACTTGTCAGACGGGATCACCCAACACGAATTTGATCTGTTGAAGGCCAAATTTGATAGCCAGGAACAGACAATAAATTCACTGCTTAGAGAAATTGAGTCAATAAAAGAATCCTTTAAGGAAACTTTGAGTGCAAAAAACGAATTGATTGATACGCTTAAGGAGCAATTGAGAACTCGGTAAGATTAATTGTTTTGTTGCAATGTTTGATGTCAAAATTATTAAAAAATAAAAGAAAAATCAAACATAAATTGATCTATTTTTTACATTAAGGAAAAACTTATATTTTCATTGTTAATGAATGGGAAACAAATTATAAACGAACTACTTGTAATTCTTGGTTTGACAATCAAAGAGTTATCAAGTAATGTCGGTGTTTCTGCACAAACAATTTATGATGTTCATCAAGGAAAAACTTATAATGGGATTAGTAAAAAGTTGGCAGGCAAAATTGTAAGTGTTTACCCGTTTATAAATGAGTCGTTTCTACTCACAGGAAAAGGAGAAATAATTAATAAAATAAGTAAGATGGAAAATACTGAAAAAATAGAAGATGCATTGGAACGAATTTCTATAGCAGTGCTTAATAATTCGGAATCAAATAAAATAAATGCAGAGGCCAGTAAAATAAATGCTGAAGCCATCTTAAAAAGTGCCGAAGCCTCGCACATCTTATCTAAGAGTTTAGAAAAAATTCTTAGTTTGCTTGAAAAAAATATTAAATAACATATTAACTTAACTATAGAAGATGTGATTTCGTACTCATTTCGTACTTTGTTTGTAAGTTGTTGAAATATATGGCGTATTCAAGTCTCGCAGCCTCCGCTTAGAGAACACGCTAAAAGGCGTGTTTCTTTGTTTTGTGGCTTCTGGGCGCGATTGATTGTCCGTTTACGTCCGTTTATAATTGGAAAAGTACGAATGTTTTCGTACCAAATTAATAGTTAGTACGAAATCTGGTACGAAATCGTAAATCCAAATTGCATCTTTATAGTTTTAAAAACCGTTTGTGTATGGAAAACATTCAATTACGTTACATCTTTGATCGAAAAAAAGAAGCTAACGATTCTACAAAAACAGGGCTATTGCAAATAGAGGTTAGGATTACCGGCAGCAATAAGAAAAAACTAATTTCAACCGGAATTCATTTGTATAAAAAGCAATTCTCTGATAAAAATGGGTTTACTTGTAAGAACCATGAAAATTCCATCGGGATTACAGGGAAAGGAAGAAGTTTATTTCGGCAAATAGAGGCTTTTGTTTTGTCTGATAAATGTAATAGCCTGGAAGATGTTAGAAACTGGGATAAAGAGGAGGAAGAGTTAACCACATCTGTTTTCGACTTTATAAAATCTGATCTAATTAAAAGAGAGGTTTCATTTGCTGTTAGAGAATACAATAATTCATTTCTCAGAAGATTAAAAGAATTTGCTAGAATACAGACCTTTAATGATATTAACTATAACTCAATAGAAGAGTTTGATATTTATTTAAGAAAGACTATTAAATCAAGTCCCACATTATACAAAAGACATACTCTATTTAAAGGATATATTGATAAAGCCAAAAAGAAGGGGCTGATAAAAAGCAATCCATATGACGACTTTATCATCAAAAAGGGAACATCCAGAGACCCTATATTTTTATTTGAAGAGGAGTTAAATCAAATTATAGATTACGTTCCTACTGGTATGCTTTCAGAAAGAATAGGCAAAGTTAAAGACCTGTTCTTATTTCAATGCTTCACAGGATTAGCTTATGCTGATATGGCAAATTTTAGCCGGGATTTTATAGTGGAAAACGATGGTCAAAAAGAAATTCATGGATTTCGGCAAAAGACAAAACAAAGATATATGGCTTTACTGCTTCCGATAGCTGAAGAAATAGCTGATAAGTATGATTATAAACTCCCTGTTATGACTAACCAGAAGTATAACGAATATTTGAAGCAGTTAGCACAAGGAGCCGGAATAACAAAACCAATATCTACCCATTCCGGAAGGCATACATTTGCTACCTACTTAATTAATAAAGGAATATCAATAGAGTCGGTATCTAAAATATTAGGCCATTCAAATATTAGAATGACTCAACACTATGCAAAGCTCCTTGGGAAAACTGCAATAAATGAAATGAAAGAAAAGCTCATGTCAAAGCCGAATGAGGAACCTAAAAAATAAAGCAACCAGGCAGTCAATTTGACTGCCTTTTTACTCATTATTGATGTATTCCCGAAAGTCCCGGTTAAGTTCATAAGTAAGAAAGTAATAGTAAAATGTAGCTCTCATTGGTTTTGATAATTCTCTTTCACCTGACATAATAAGGCTTAAAGAAGATTTATCAATAGCCAATTGCTTGATGATGTCATTTCTTTTAATTCCAAGCTCTTTCATCTTACAGTCTATCCAGGGTATAGTTATCTCACTAACATCTAAAGAGTAAACCACCGGCACGATCCTCTTATCTGGATATAATTCCTTACCTCTTTCAATAAGTTGTTTCTGGTTGAGGATAAACCCATTGATAAGACGCGTTTGTGATACTTTAATAGAACCATTATCCAGTTCTTCAATATCAATTCCCAAACGCTTATAGTTGCCAATGCTATTAGACATCTGTTTTAATGCGTTAGTATAACTATTTGTTTCTTCTGCGCATTTTGATATAATGTTTTTTGTTTTCATATAAAGATGTATTTATGAGAAAGTAAAAGCAAGGGGAGAACCCCTTACTTAATTCTAATCTCTTTTAAGTTTGTTAGATCAAAGATCGCTAGCTGATCGTTTTGTTTTGCAAACTCTATCGCTTTGTCAATTTCATTGTTTTTAAAGATCATCACGCTATCAAAATAATAAAGCTTGCTTTCGTTGTCCATCCAACCGCCAACTGTTTTATTGTGCTTTAAAGCATGATTGATAACTCTTTTTAAACTCTCTTTTCCGAAATTGTTTTGCGTTTCCAGATACGCTACTGAAATTCCGTATTTTATTGGTTTCATGGTCTCAATATTAAGAGTAAAACCGTCGGGATTGTTTAGTGAGTATTCCCAAACTCTTTCAGTTAACTTTTCCATAATTTCAATGTTAATTAAAGCCCCTTGCTTTACATCACAAAGATAATAAAAAGTTTGCGTTAAGCAAACGAATATAGCGTAATAATTCAATTAGATTGAAAATATAGGGATTTCCCTATCGTAAAGAATTGTATATCCTTATTTTGACGGATTCTAAATAATTAATATCTTTGTATTACTATGTGATGTTGCATAGAACACTCCTGAACGAAAAGACTTGTATGAAACTTACCATCAAACAAGAAAAATTCTGTAATTACTATGTTGAGACTGGAAATGCATCTGAGGCTTATAGACGATCGTATAACTGCGTAAATAGGTCAGAAAATACTATATGGGAGAGTGCCTCTCGTTTATTGAAAAGTAGCAAGGTTTTAGCAAGGGTAAAAGAATTGCAAAATGAACTAAAAAAGTCCTCTGATCTGTCTAAAGATCGCCTACTTTCTGAACTGACAAATATAGCATTCTCTTCAATTGCTCATCTTCATAACACCTGGATTGAACGAAAAGACTTTGATCTGATTACTGATCAGCAAAAATCTACCATTAAAAGTATCTCTACTAAAATATTAAAGAAAAATATAGGTACTCATGATGAGCCGGAGATCGTCGACGTTGAATATGTCAAAGTTGAACTTCACGATAAACTAAAGGCAATTGAACGCATTTGTAAGATGTTAGGTTATGATGAGCCTATTAAGATAGATATGCCGGAAAAAGTAACAATCAAATACAAGGGCCTTGATAGTTGAGTTTGACCATAGACTATTCAATCCGGTTTATTGGCATATAGAAGAAGCATTTAGTAATCCGGATATAAGGAATGTTCTCATTTACGGCGGTAGTTCTGCTGCTAAGACATATTCCTTATCTCAGAACTTAGTTTATAATTCAATCCATCAAAACAACTCAACCCTTGTATTTAGAAAGGAAAGTACATCAATAGACGATAGCGTTTATGCTGATTTTAAAAGCATCGCTTTATCAGTTGATGAAGATGCCGAAGAAGATGGAGGTGGCAAGTTTTTCAAGATACAGGACCGCAAGATAATAACACCAAATGGAAAGTTTAGATTCCGGGGACTAGATGACTCTGAAAAGGTAAAAGGTATATCTCAATACAATAAAGTTTATCTAAATGAGCTTTCAAAGTTTGATTTAACAGACTGGGAAGAAATACAACGGCGTATGCGCGGGCGACCGCATTTACAGATTGTTGCTGACTGGAACCCAATATCAGAAACTCATTGGATAAAAACGGAATTGATTGATAAAGATGAGTGGATTGATCTGCCCACTGAAATAAAAGGAAATAAACTAAGTAAACTAGACGAGAATAGCTTTAAAAGAATTAATAAAGCCGGCGATACTATTTTAATCAAAGTGACTTACAAAGATAACTATTGGGTTGTCGGATCCCCTTGCGGTAAATATGGATTCTATGATAAGCACACTATTAAAAACTTCGAAAGGCTAAAGAGAAAAAACAATGAGGAGTATGATGTTTACGCATTAGGTGAATGGGGGGTAATAAGAACTGGTGGAGAATATCTACATTCTTTCAGGAAGAGTGACCATGTAAAGAAAGCGACCTTCAATCCATTGTATCCAATTCATATTTCTGTTGATAACAACGTTCTTCCATATATCTCCGTAACATTTTACCAAGCCATAGAGAACGAACTTAGACAAGTTCATGAGATTTGTGCAGAGGATCCATTGAACACAGTAACCAAAGCAGGCCAAGCAGCAAAGAAACATCTGGAAGATATTGGATATAACGATATTGTCTACTTATATGGCGATGCAAGCACTAAAGCCGGTAATACGATTGACGATGAAAAACGCTCGTTCCTGGATAAGTTCAAAGAACAGATAGAATCTGGTTATATTGTAGAGGATCGTGTTCCTAAGTCGAATCCTTCTGTTAGCATGTCCGGTGAGTTTGTAAACTCTATACTGGCCGGAAATGAGGAGGGATTATCAATAGTTATAGATGAAAGCTGTAAGAAGTCAATAACAGACTATGAGAGCGTTAAAAAGGATGTAAACGGAGGAATCCTTAAAGTTCGCATTAAAGACAAGTCAACCCAGCAAACGTATGAACCATTCGGGCACCTAACAGACACATTGCGTTATGTCGTGGTTAAGGTGTTTGAGAAAGAATACACCATATTCTCAAATCGAAGAAAAAGAAACTCGCATAAAGAAGAAGATATGCTATACTTCAATTCACAAACTAAGATCGATTACAAATCAAAGATTGTATTCGTTATGCCTGATTGCAATGGCAAGATGATAATCATTAGAGTGAGGGTACACGATTTTGTAGACGTGTTATCTGTTACTTTCAGTGATATATATAGTGAAGATGTTATATTTGAATCTCTGAAGGATAAACCAAACGACTGTATTTTCGAATGCGTAAACTCTTACTTTCCTCTTATCAGATCACTCCGGGAGAAAGGTCACGATATTAGAGGAATGAAAGAAACCACAAAACTACATCAGCGTATATCTGCAAATGAGAACCTAGTCAAAACGAAATTCCGGTTCCGTGATGATTATGATACTGATCCGGAATATGTATCATTCATGAACAATATGCTTGACTATAACGGTAAGGATAATTATGAAGCTTTGAATATACTTTCACTTGCTTCATACTATATCAATCGGTCATATTTAAATAATTAGTGATATATTTGTAATAAAATAAATTAATAAAAAATGGATAAATTCGACGTTATAAATAACAAGATGATTCTACTTGGATTTACATACTATAGGTATCACCTAGATCCATCCGATCCTGTACATATTTGGACAAAGAAAATAGTAGAAGATATTGGAGAATTTGAAAAATCAGAATTTATATTTGAATATCATTTAAACCCATCAGGGATAACACCATTTGTTTTAATTGGTCAGTTTAGAAATTCGTTACCAATTAACGTCAAACACCAAATTGGTGATCAGGTGTTTGATTATGATATTGAGGTCATAAGAAATCTTTTTGATGATTTAATTAAATCCTCTGTTGATGGATCAAATGAGTTATTAAGAGATAAAAAAGATCAATCCGATAAGACAATTAAAAAATAATTGCTTTCTTATTTGGAATTTGTCTAAATAACACTATCTTTGCATCAAAGAGAAGACCTCTCTTCCAGTGTATTAAGTTATACACTACCCTAACATAGATTGTTGAACGAAAATACTTATACAAGGGAAAGAGGTAGCTTTAAACGGTTGCCTCTTTCCCTTTTTTGCATTATGGGTCTCAGAAATCTAATCAACATGTACAAGGCCGCTAAATCCTACTCTAAGGATAAAAACGGCAATAGTTGGTACTTAACTGAGCTATTTTCAGGCTGCGGTTGTAAACTACTTGATAAAATAGATGGAAAGACTGATCTGGACATGTCTAACGATCAGGATAAGGCGAAAGCAATGAATGTTTGCACACCTTTGGCAACTGTAATTGATAAAGTAGGATCATTATTTTCTAAAGGGCGTTACTATGTAACTGATAAAGACGGAAATGAACTAACAATCCATGATGACATCCGAAACTTATTAAGACATCCCAACGTACTTCAAACAGGAAAGCAATTCTCCAAGCAAATTGAAATGTCTTTAAAGCTATTCGGGTATTGCCCAATTTATCAATTAAGGGCAATTAAATCAGCTTTTCCTACTCAATTATGGATTATTCCACCTGAATTATTCCATGTCATATCTACCGGAAAACTATTCAAACAAAACAAACTTAGTGGAATCATTAAAAATGCTTATATCCAATGGGGCAACGAAAAAATAGAAGTTGAACCCCATGAATATTTTATCATCTATGATTCAGAAGCTGTAATATGCGGAGAGAATAATGAAATAGAATTCAGATCCGTTACTGATAGCTTATCATTCCCTGTAAGTAATTGGATTGCTCAAATGGTAGCAAGCAATACTCTTATTGTTAATGGTGGCCCTAAAGGTATAATTTACAATAATGATACAAGCGAGTTTGGAAATGCGGCTTTATCATCTACAGAACAGGAAGAACTAAACAACAAATTCAAAAACAAATATGGGCTTGTTGGAAAGATGTATTCTATTCTTGTAACCAAGGCAAAACTAGGGTGGTTGCCTTTGAATTATGATTCCAATCAATTAAAACTTCACGAAGAAGATACTAGATGCTCCAATAAGATAGCTAATGCAATCGGTATTAATCCAAATGTATTCAACTCAGATAGCAAATACGAAAACCAGGAGGCGGCAGAGAGAAAAGCTTATCAAGGTTTAGTTATTCCTGATTCAGAATTAGTCTCTGAAGCACTAACTATGAATTTATGTCCTGAAGGTGTATTTATTAAAATGGACTACTCTCATGTTGAATGCTTACAGAAAGACAGAAAAGAATCTGCTTCTGCTTTATCGCTTATTAGTAATGCACTTTCCAAGCTTGTAGATGGTGATCTAATCACTAAGGATGAAGCAAGAATAGAATTAGCAACATATTTAGAAATTAACCCGGATAAACCAAAAGGTGAATTTAAGCAAAAAGACAATGATGATGAATAAGTATAAATCAAAGATAGGAAAGGTTTATAAATCTTTTTCTATTGACACTAAAGATCTGCTGCTCGATGTTGAAAGCCGAAAGATAAGCGGATATGCGGCAATATGGGGTAATGTAGATAAAACTCAAGATATGCTTATTCGCGGTTGTTGCTCAAAGAGTATATCAGAGAGAGGTCCGGAATCAGGTGCAAACGATAAGATCATATTCTTATGGATGCATGACATGAGCGAACCCATTGCCCGAATAACTAAACTCATTGAAGATGAGAAAGGGCTTTATTTTGAAGCTGTAGTTGATGAGATTGAATTAGGAGATCGCGCTATCAAACAACTTGAATCAGGAACATTAAATCAGTTCTCAATCGGATATAGTTATGTATGGGAGAAATGCGAATGGGATGATGTTCGTAAATGCCTAATCGTAAAAGAGATCATATTATATGAAATATCAGTTGTTTCGATTGGATGCAATGGTGAGACTGAATACCTGGGATTAAAAACACTCGAAGATGTAGATTGTAAATATGAAGAATTACTTGAAGAAATATCTTCTGTCTGCAAAAATATGTCTTTATCAAAACAGCAAAGAATACAACGTATAATAACTAAGGCGATGACACTTGCTTCTTTCAAGCCGATTGAGGAATCTAAAGAGGAAATCAAATCACTTGAAGAGAGTCAAGCCGGCACGCTGGAGGAAAACAATTACGGATTTAAACTAAAGTAAAATTAAAAATGAAAAAGAAGTTTATTGATTTTGTTGATACTTCCGGCATGACCGAAGATCAAAAGAAATTGTGGGAAGGTGTAAGTGATGCCTTCGAAAAAACAGCTCAGGAATATTTTGGGGATAAGATTGACGCAAAATCTCTTGAAGAAAATGTAATTGAATCGATAAAGGGTATGGAGGAATTCAAAAAAGATGATCTTTCCGACTTTATCAAGAGCGAAGTGTTTGAAAAGAAACTAAAGGAATACAATGAAGAGATCATAAGTATCAAAGGTATCTTGGAAAAGAGCTCAAGTAACAAAACGCATATTAAGTCACTGGGCCAGCAGATTGAGGAGCAATTGAAAGGTTTCATTACTGACGAAAAAGGGCGCAAAATAGTTGATCTTAAAACCGCCTGTCAGAATTCACCAGGAAATAAAAAAACAATTGATCTTGTTGTCGAAAAGAAAGCCGCTGTTACAAGTACTGGAATTGCACCACATCTTGGTTTAAGCATTGATCCCTCAATTGATGTAGAGCCAAGATCTGAGACTATAATCCGTGACTACTCCAATGTAACAAGAATAAATACCAGGTCTCTTGTTATTGCTGAATTCGTTCCCGGTTCTGGTGATGCTGAATGGGTTCCTGAAGGCGGACTTAAACCGTCTATGACAGCAACTTTACAAGAACGTACTGTAACCGTCGGTAAGGTTGCATTAACAGTAAAACTAACCGAGGAAACATTGGTAGACCTGCCTCAATTGGTTGCAGAAATCGAAACAGAGCTTGTATATCGTATTGGGTTAGAAGAAGAAATTGGTATTCTTGAAGGTACTGGAACCGGTGGAGAAATAAAAGGAATCTTAACAAGCGTTCCTGGATTTGCATTAACCGGCCTGACAGTTAAAGCTCCCAATAAATATGATGCAATTGTTGCTTCATATACTCAGATTGTATCTACAAGTAAGTCGGCTTACAGACCAAATCTTGTATTAATGAATCCGATTGACTATGCTGATATGCAACTTGAAAAAGACGCTAATGGCCAGTACTTGCGTCCGTTCCGTGTTGGCGATGAATTAATTCAGGGCTTGCGAGTTGTAACTTCTACAGCTGTAGATCAAGGATCATTCTTTATTGGCGATTTCAATTACTTGAATATTCGTGATTATGTCCTTATGTCAATCACATTTGGATGGGAAAACGACGACTTCACCCGAAACTTGGTGACTATGATCGGAGAGAAAAGATTAATGGCATACATCAAACGCCAATACAATACAGCGTTTGTACATGACACATTTGATAACGTAATTACTGCAATAACAGCAGCTTAAAAATAGGAGATAAGAAAAATGGCTCAAACAGAAAAGAAATCTTATTCAATGCCTTTGGCGCAGAGATTTGAAGTAACATTCAAGAAAGCTTTTGGAAAATTCAAATCCGGTGATAAAACAAAAGTAACATTGCCCATTGCAATGAAATGGATTAGTCTCGGATTCGTTGATGAGACTACCGCTATAAGTTCAGCTATTGAAAAAGCTGAAGCTAAATCGGTCGTTGAAGAAAAGGCAGAAGAAAAGAAAAAGAAAGAAAAAACGAACGAATAATCATGATCACGCCAATTTCACAATTTACGAAAGGAATCCTTCATATAGAAGGTATAGCTGAATCTGCTAATGATCGTCCAGATTTTGCAATGAATGATCATTTAGAAAGCTATATCTCTATTTATGAGGAGGAGTATTTAAAAAAAATGCTTGGTTGTGAAATTGGTGTTGAATTCATTAAATACATCAAGAATCGTCCAGGCGACAAAAAGCAAATAATAGACAAGTGGGAAAATATAATCACTTCGTTAAACGAATTTGAAGTATCACCCATTGCCTGCTATGTTTTTTATTGGTATGTGAGAATAAATCAGACTCAAGCAACAATTACGGGTACTACAAAAAATAACACTGATAATCCGGTGGTAAGTCCAAACGGAAGGATTATACCCGCATGGAACATGATGGTTACATGCAATAAGTACTTCATTGATTGGATGGATAAGAACAAATTGGATTATCAGGGATGGGATTTTGATCCGGACATGCTTGAAACGATAAACGAATTCGGAATATGAACATAATTGATATTATATCGGAAGTATGTAAGTCCACAGGTAAATGTATTGGGAAAGAGATTAATTTTCTTTTCGGAGATACAGTTTATATAAACACTATATTAAAGACTTACTCCAAGTCAGCAAATATAAATGGACTGAAATTTCCTTTGATAGCTTTGCATACTCCATTCGTTGAAAAGCGTGGATACAACAAACAGTTTGAGGCTGAATCAGAATTGTCATTAACTATCGCTGTTAAAACGCTGTCTGGTTACACTAATGAGAAACGATTAAATGAATCTTTTAAAAAGCAACTGCATCCTATGTATAAAGCATTTATGGATTCATATCTAAATCATAAGCTCATTTATGATAACTATGATGATACGATTCCACATCTTTACCGTGAGCGCTACGATCTCGGTTCCCGTGGGGCTATGGACAGTAAAGGAAAGACGTTGGACGATTTGATAGATGCTATTGAGTTAGAAAATTTAGAAATAAAAGTAAAAAAAGAAATTTGTTATGGGATACGTGGATAGAACTTGTGGCGGTACCAATGAATTCAATTCCGGTACCAGTCGTTGCCCTGTCACGAGGGGTAAATTAAAAGGAGGTTTTCTAGTTGAGAAGGGAACATTACTTCCTGAAACTATGACTGCCGAAGCAATAGAAAAGGCTGCACATGCTGATCGCCCGGATAGAATTTATCCGTTCCGTTTGGTAGAAGAATTTGCTCCATCCGGAGGAGAAGCCCAAACTGCACAACAAGGTTATGGTGCAAGTAAAGTAACTGACTATAGTGCATTCATTGCAACTGTTACTCTTGACAAGTACGATGCTGGATTAAAGGCCAATGTCGTTGATGCTAAGAATTCAAGCTTTGAGCTTTATTGGGTGAACGATGCTAATACCATTTTCGGTGTAAAAGGCAATGATGGAAAACAACATGGAATTCCTTTGTCAGGTATTTATGTAGGTGGTCAGGATTTCGATTCATCCGGACAGGTTGCGAACATGACGATCAGTTTTATGTACCAGGACATTGAAGCTTATTGGAAAAAAGAAATGGTTCAGGTTGTAGACTTTGATATCGTTGATTCATTAAACGGTCTTGTTAATGTTGAATTTGTTGCTATAGATGGAGCAGCGAACAAATACAAGCTGCTTGAAACTTCGCAGCGCCTCAATTTGACTCAATACTATGGGGCGATAATTGCATCAAAATCCAGCACTGTATTAGAAGGTGCAACAACCGCTTCTTATGCCGACGGTGTTCTCACAATAACAGGAACCGATTATGTTCCTAAGCTTGCAAAGCCTTCAGTATTGCAAGAGAGTGGAATCATTGGAATTGAACAGGCCGCATGATAGTAAACGGTGTTAGCTTCAATGAGGAAAAGATTAAATCAATGAAGAAGAAGGCATTTGTTGATCAGTTGATTCAAGTACATTTCCTTGAGAAGCCCGAAGAAGATCGACGGAAATTATTGGAAGATATCTATGATAAAATTGTTGGTGTTAGTACTAAGGTTTAGGTTGATTTGTTAGGAGGAGGGGAGGAAACTCCCCTCTATTGCTGCTATGGTTACATATAAAGATGGATTGAAAAAGTTATTATCCTTTCTAAATGGATTTGAAAAAGAAGGGGAAAGGATAGTGGTTGACCATAAGGACGACCTTGTTGAGTTTGTTCGAGAACAACTTTACTCAGGAATAGATGGAACTGGACAGCGATTATCATTACCATACTCGCAAGATCCATTTTTTGCTACTTCGGAGGCAGGTAGATGGAAAAACGATGCAAAAGGTTATGCTAGATGGAAAGCTAAAATTCAACCGCCTAAATCTTCTTTCTTGGGATATCCGCCAAGAAATGTAGATACTCCAAACTTAATTATTAGAGGTGATTTTTATGATTCATTGATTGCAACGATTGTAGATGGAGGTGTAAAAATCGAGTCGAGAGGGGTTGCTTTTTCCAGAGAAATTGAATCTAAATACGGATTATCAATTTATGCAATAGCCCCAAAATCTAAAGAATATTTTGCTAGGTATATTTTTAAACCAGAATTTGAGAAATACATGTCAATACTCAAATGAGTTGTTCACAAGAAAATAAGAGGTATTCCACAATCAAAAAGATGCGTAAACTAGCTATGATCGCAGCTACTATGTTTGATTCAAACTTTCTAATAATAGAAAGAAGTGATGGAACGTTTTGGTATGTGAAGGAGGGGGAACCGTTTAAAGGTGAAATTATAGAATACGTTTTTCCATAAATTATTTAATAATTAGCAAAATGATAGATTCTTTATTGCGGAAATGACATTTTCTCTTAGAATGAGTATAGCAAAATGATATTTATTTAAAATAAACATCCGGTGAAGGTGCCGGAAACTAATAAGTTCGTAACATGAAAAATGATTTTAGTTTTTCTCATCTATTTGAACAGGGAACGGTTGAAGAGATCAACAAAGTTACAAATGCGATTACAAATACAGAAAAGTCTTATGCAAGCTTAACTAAGGCTTTGGCTGGGGGAATAAAGATTGATGTAAAAAGCATTGATGACTTAAAAAACAAACAAGAGTCAATTATAAAGATTGAAAAAGACCTCATATCCACACAAAATGAATTAATTAAAGTAAGGAAAGACTATGAAAATCTACTTAAAGACTCCGCTAAACAAATTCAAGAAAATGTTAAAGCTAAACTTGAAGAAGCGAAAGCCAATAAAGAGAACGCAACCGCAGAACTACAACTACAAAAGGCAAAAACTGAAACCCTCCGTCAGGAAAGATTGATAAACCAACAAAACAAAAACAGAAAAGCCTCTGAAGAAGATGTCTCAAAAGCATTGAATTCACAGGCGCAATCAATAACACAAGCCACAGAGCAAAACAAAATACTAAGACAGGCTGTAAAAGATGTAATTGGTACAGATCAGCAAGCATACGATCAAAGAATGAAGTTAAACTCTAAGATAAATGAGAATACCGAATTCGTAAAACGAAACTCCGATGCGTATGTAAAGCAAAAAATGACAATAGGCGATTATAAAGAACAAATGAAGATCGCCTGGTCAGAATTAAGAAATGGAGAAAAAGGATTTAGTAATATTGGCATTGTAGCTAAAAACTTTGGAGGTATACTAAAAACTGGGGTTAAATCAGGGTTGGATCAGGTGTCGTCTGGTCTTGGTACAATGATTAAAGGTTTTATTGGAGCTCAGGCAATTATTTCCGGTTTTCAAAAATTAGTAGGTCAAATAAAGGTTGGGATTAATGCTGTTATTGATTTTGAGGCAGCTAATAGCAAACTAGCTGCTATTTTAGGTACTGCTTCAAAAAACATTAAAGACTTAATATCTGATGCGCAAAGACTTGGAGCAACAACTAAGTATACTGCTTCACAAGTAACCGATTTGCAGATAGAACTTGCAAAATTGGGGTTTTCAAGACAAGAAATATTAGATTCTACCGAAGCCATTTTAAAGTTTGCACAAGCAACGGGATCTGAATTAGGAGAAGCAGCTTCTTTAGCGGGTGCTTCGTTAAGGATGTTTGGAGCTGACGCTAAAGAAGCTGAAAGATATGTTTCAGCAATGGCGATTGCTACGACAAAGAGCGCTTTGAATTTCTCGACTCTCCAAACGGCACTACCTATTGCCGGTTCAGTTGCAAAACAGTTTGGATTTGAGATTGAGGATGTACTTGCGTTACTAGGAACATTAGCTGATGCTGGGGTGGATGCATCAAGTGCAGCGACTGCAACAAGAAATATATTGCTGAATCTAGCAAATGATACAGGAAAATTAAGCAAGGCCATGGGTGGGAGCATTAAAACATTTGGCGATTTCACAAAGGGCTTGCAAAAAATTACAGATGATGGAGTTCAATTGGCAGAAATGCTTGATATAACTGATAAGAGAAGTGTCAACGCCTTTGCTAATTTTGCAAAGAATGCAGATAAAATTGAAATACTTCGACAATCAATAACAGGTGTAGAAAAAGATTTAGGAGAAATGGCAGATACGATGCAGGATAATGTTGTTGGAGCCATTTATAATTTATCAAGTGCATGGGAAGCGTTTTTCCTTTCTTTCTCAGAGTCTACAGGCCCGATGAAAGATTTTATAAACTTTTTATCGACCGGATTAAGGAATATTGCTAATGAATTAAAAAATGCCAATCAAATACAGGATGATTATAATAACACATCCGTAAAAATGGCACAAAACGAAATGCAAAAGTCAGAGTATTTAGAGAAAAATACTCAAAACATGAAAAAAATATATGAAGAGTATATAGAATCAGGAAAGAGCGCAGATGAAGCAGCAAAATTGGCAAAAGAGGAATATATAAATACGCTAAAATCAAGGCTAGAATATGAAAATACAGATTATCAGATTGCCATTGATAATAGAAAGAAATTAGAAGGCGAACTAAAAGATCGTGGTTTTTTTACAATATTGACCTCGTGGAAGAGAACAAACAATGTAATTAAAGATGAAATAGATGTTGCTTCAAAAGCGGCGGCCGGAAGAAAAGCTATATCATCAATAACAGACTCCCTGATAAATCAATTGGAAAAAATTGATTTAATTGGTGGTGAATCTAAGGTAAAACCAAGAGAACTCACAGATAAAGAAAAAAAAGAATTAGAGCGTTTGGCAAAGGAGCGTCTTAGAATTCAAAAAGAGCTCCAAAATTCAGAATTAGCTTTAATGGATGAGGGACTTGAAAAAGAATTGGCAAAAATTAGACTAAATTACACTCAAAAAATAGCTTCTATTATCGGTAATTCGAAAGAAGAGCAAAAGACGCGTGAAAACCTTGCATTGGAAATGCAGAACGCACTAGATAAATACTCTGTGACATATAGCATTGATAAAGAGAAAAAAGACCTGCAAAATAAACTTGCTGTTGTCCGACAAAATTCAAAGGAGGAAATGGATTTAACTATTGAGCTTCTTGAATATCAAATGTGGCAAGAAATGGATGCAGCGGAAAAAACAGGAGAAAGTGTATTATTGATAGAGGATAAGTATAATAAACTCAAACAGAATGCCCGTGAAAAATACGCTAATGAGCAAAATAAGAAACTTCGAGAACAATACTCTAAAGAATCTCTAACTGCTGTATCTATAATGACTGAAGAACTTGGAGAATTAGAGATCCTGTATAAAAAAGGTGCAATAGGAAGAGAGGAATATGAAAAAAGAAAGCTTGATATTGTAACCGACTATTCAATTAAGGAGGGGCAGAGGGCTGTTGACCTGGTTGAAGAGCAATTGGAATCGGCAAATCTATCTGCTGAAGAGCGTGAAGAGCTAGAAAAGAAGCTGTTCGAAGCTAAAATGGCTCTTTATGATGCCGAAGTAAAAGCCAGACAGGATGCGGACAATGCGATCATTGAATCAGAGAAGAGGAAATTAAATTCTTTGGCTGATGGGATTAAAAAGACTGGCGAATTCCTAAATGCATTTACAGACTTGAGTTCCGCTTTATTTGATCGTAGAATACAATCCGTGGAGGAAGAGCAGGAAGCAAACCAGGAGGCTTACGATCAGGATATAGAAAGAATTGAAAGGTTAGAGGAAACGGGAGCAATCACAACCGAGGAAGCGGAAGCCCGGAAAAGAGCTGCTGAAGAAAAAACTGCACAAAAAGAAAAGGAGTTAGCGAAGAAGAAAGCTGAACTGCAAACTAAGCAAGCTAAATTCGAAAAGGCAAATGCTTTAGCTCAATCTATAATCAACACTGCTGCCAGCATTGTTAAGACGGGTGCGCAATTGGGATTTCCTGCGGCAATTCCATTCATTGTTACTGCGGCGACACTTGGTGCAATACAACAATTAGCTATCATTGCCCAACCAATACCTAAATATGCAAAAGGAACGAAAGACCATAAAGGGGGAGCTGCTATTGTCGGTGATGGTGGAAAAAACGAATTAGTAATAACTCCATCCGGAAAGTCATGGATAACTCCATCGTTCCCTACTTTGGTTGACATACCTAAAGGATCGATGGTATTACCCGATCTTCCTAGCCTTGACCTGGAAGAAATTAAAAAATATGTTCGTTCTGATGCAATGATTATGATGCAGTATGCAGAAAAGCAATCTATGGCACCGGTTGTTAATGTGGGTATTGATACAGCTAACTTACAACGATCAATAGAAAAAGGATTTGATAAGAATCACGAATTGTTGGCTAGGTCGATAAAAGAGCAAAAAAGAAGGGCTGAATATAATGTCTTTAGAAATAGAATTGATAACAGACAAAAAATGTAATTATGCTATACACAGATTTAAACGATATAACTTTGTCCCGTTTTATTGATATATATAATGGGAATAACCTTTCTGTAGTTAAGGGTGGGATTCATAGCGAGAAAGAGCTAACAGAAGCTGCTGAAAAGTTAATCTATGAATATATCGGAATAGTAGGAGGGAAGAGTATTCAATCTGAAATCAATCAGAAAAACGAATTGCTTAATACAAGAACTTACATTCAAGTATTATCTCGATGCCAAACATTGATAAAGCTGGATAAATGGGATGATGTCTGTGAAGTATTGGGCATTCTCGGTTATAATTTCAAGCCTGATAATCACGAGGGAATGAAATCACGTATTGATGCCCTTATTCCATCAATGAATATGAAGTATGATTTACTAAAGTCCGGGGTAAAACCGAAATCAGATAACAAGAAAGATCCTGATTACTTCACTAAAGAAATCGCTCTAATAATGACTCACTTTAAAATGCATATAGATGAATCTGTGATATCAGCAAAAAAATATGCTTATATCGTTAAACGAATGAGCGATGAAGTAGAAGCGAGTAATTCGGTAATGAGGAAAATGAAAAAATAACAAACCTAGGCAGCTTATCCGGCTGCGAATATGGATGCTTACCCGATAAGTAATGACTTTGTGAAGAGGAATTCAAAGGATGAGAAGATAGTGGAGAAAATGAATGTTTAAACATCGAAAATGGACTTAAAAGTCTTGGTAAAGTTCTTTTTAATGATTAAATTTGAAATATTGGTGAACCTAATAGAATAGACGGTGTTAATACTACAATGCTATAGAACAATAGAGTAATAACGTTATAGCGTAATTTAGATTTTGTCTAAACTGCTAGTGTTGAGTAGGAATTATATTGCATACTACAAACAAATAATTAACTTTGCATCATAACCTAGCATTATAATTAAGAACATAATGAAAAAGATTAGTGCTTTTAAGATAGGAAATAGAAGACCTTCAAAGAAGAATTCTTCTACTAAATCTGTGTCTATAATCACGAATTCAACATTTAAGAAAATGACTACAGAGGAGCATAATAACATTAGGGTTCATGTTTACGACTATCTTATCCCCTAATGAATTCTAATTTAACCCATTACAATCATCTATTTGTTAAAAACTTCAACGATTCTATTAATGGGAATATAATACCTATTAAACTATATAGATTTAAATCAAAAAATAATAGAACATATCTCGTTCGTATTGAGTGTTATAAATATCATGTTTATGCAGTAAAATTCTATTGCAAGTCACATCATCTTTCAAGAAATAAATACAAATTATTGACCGGTGACAATGAGCCTAGGCGTATAGTTTTTACATGTATGAATATAATGAATGAGATATATTTAAGTGATCCGAAGTCTTCATTTTCATTTATAGGGTCGCCAAATGTAAAAGAGAAAAAATCTATGACTAAGAGATATAGATTTTACAAAGTAATGGTAAATACATATTTTGGAGTTCAAACCTTCTCTCACCATTATTATGATGATAAAAGTGCTTATTTACTTATAAGAAATAGTATACTTAGTGAAAATCCAGATATTGTTGACGAGGTTAAAAGTGAATTTATAAGGATATATAGAGAAGAATTATTATAATAGCAAGCCGGTTAACCCCGGCTTTTCTTTTTCCCACCGGGCATACCCTCAATTTTACCCCCGAGCCAAAACGCTTAAAAAACGCCATTACCCCTTTCAGAAATCTTGTGAGCCCGGACACATGAAAAAAGCCCCACCGAAGTAGGGCCGTGTATTATAGATTTATTTCCAATTCATTTCCGGTTAAAGCAAAGTATATGTTTTGTAGTTGATGAAGGTATTTCGCTTTAAACTTATTTTCATACCCATCAATTACTAGAGAAAATCGCAATTCAGTAGGATTCACATATCCAGCATTAAAACCTCTACGACTTCCAAACTCATCCGGGATGTAGTATATTATATCTCTTCTCCATAATTCGAGATAATCTTGTTCTCCTGGTTCAAAATCTTCGTATTTCAGAAACCCACACTTCAAAAGGACATCTTCCGTTAATGGAATCGGATTAAAATCATCGACACAGCTATTCAGACTTATTAAATCTTCATCAGTATTCCGATATGATGAATCAATCTCATATTCGCTTGTTCCTCCATGATTGCTAATTGATTCGACTTTCCCTATAATGTCATCAAACAATAAGTAACATCCTACTCTTAATTCTCTAATGTCAATCATAATCTTTCTTTTTTACAAATATACAAATAATCCGTAAACCCCGAATCCCTCCGGGGTACGTTTATCAATCGACCTACCTTCTACTTTAGGTATGATTTTCTGATCAGGCGGTGGCCTTGCTTTAAAGTCCTTACTCATTTTCATTTCTCAACTTGTTTATGTGGCTTTCTTAGAACGTTGTCTCTCTAATCCCCCTGCCGTATTACAGGGGGAGCGTATGCCGCAGTCGGAACGTTGGATATACATTTTTATGATTTTGGTTCTATTCTTTACTTATATACATCTTTACCTTAGTTACTACCATGCCTTTTATTGCCTTCCCTATTAGATTCATTGATCTGTTGAAGTACTTAGTTGCAGAACTGTATACTGTAGTCTCATGCTTTTGTACACTGATGGTTATTCCATCTGTTTTGATGATGTCGATTCGGTAGGTTTTCATGGCTCAACGTTTGGGGTGATTTATATAATCTCTTCTATTATCTCGGTTATTCTTTCAATTAGATATTCACGTTCTTCCGGGTATAATTCCTCGCTATCTTCGATATTATCAAATACAAAGTCTATAACGCCATCCTTATATACACTTACATATTGCACTGCATGTTCAATCAGACCTCGGACGTCTGCTATCTCTATAATTTCATCTACAACGTTGATCGTTTGTTCGCTATATTGTTTCATGGTTATTTGTATTGTGGTAGCCTTCGGGCTACCAGATTAAACTTAAATGATTTCTATAGTCTGCTCTTTGTAATTAATAATCACAGTTAATTGCTTTTCATTTCGGTCTTTTGCATAAGAGCCAGTTCTAAATTCTGTACCTGACATTTCGCAGCCGCCGTTTACTTCTCTACCCATCTTTTGAAGATATTCATTAGCAAGTTCATTATACCATTTCATTGAATGATTATTGTTTATTCTTGTATCTACTATTTTCATAATCGTTATATTTTATTTGTTAGTCATTGCAGTATCTTGCTCCCATATATCCCTTATTACCAGAATAGAAAGCTGATGAAGGAATATTCAAATTATTATATGGATTAGGGTTATTTTGGGTAGCTGCGTGATTTGCCCAACTTTGAGCAATAGTTTCCTGAATCTTTGCTTCTCTCTCTTCTCTAGCTTTAACAGCTTCTTTTTCCCAACGCCATGCAGCAGCCAAGCACTGTGCAAATGTTCTGCCCATCCGGTTCCTTTCATTCTTGAAAAGTTTCCAGGCATCGTTCATAACTGATTGTAAATTGTAACGTTTCATATTTCTATATTTAGAATTATACGATTTGTTTAATTATAACTCTACAAATATACAATCAGTTTAATTTTGAAAAAAATTTATATGGTTAATATATATTAATAATTATACTTATCGTTTATTTTATGATAGAATATTAAACTGATTGGGTTTTTATTTATATATTTGCGATATAACAAATAGTTTAATTAGTATGAATTTTAGAATAAAAGAAATATGCAAGTCAAAAGGCATGATGATGAAAGACCTTGCTGATAAATTAGGAATTACAGAGGTTGGGTTATCAAAATCCCTGAATGGAAATCCTACAATAGGGCGTCTCGAAGAAATAGCTAATGTTTTAGGAGTGGAATTTTTGGATCTGTTTAAAGAAGATGAAAAAAACTCCATTACTTGCCCAAATTGTGGTAAAAAGTTCGTTATGGAGGATTCTCATATACGAGAACATGCTAACATCAGAGGAAAAGAATATTATAAGTAAAGAAAAATAGTTTTATTTTTTGTATTTTTACATTTCATCATTTATATTTGTATCAACTAAAAAATATATATAATATGATTATTGCTCTATGGATTATCTTTTCAATAATAATTGGCGCACTTGGCAGTAAAAGAAAGTGCGGTTTCTTTTACGCATTGATGGCCTCCTTGCTCTTCAGTCCAATCGTAGGGGCGATATATGTTTCTCTGTCTGAGAAAAAATCCGATTTGGAATTTAAGAAAGAGATTTTAGATAGCAATAAAATAAGTAAATTGAAAGATGCTCATGATTTATTGAAGGATGGAGCAATAACAGAAGATGAGTACGAAAAGATTAAAAAAGAGATTTTACCAGATGAAGATATGCCCGTGATTAAACCATTCAAAATATAATTTATAAAACTATAAAGTGTGATTTGTTATGAATAAGTTTTTATTGTTATCCATTGTTGTGCTTTTATCTTCATGTTCTACATTATATAGAGAAAGCACCTATGTTTTAGATTTTACAAAATATTCAAAAGAAGGGTTTTTTATATCTCCAATATCTGACGGCGTAAAATATGAACCAATATCAAATCTTACTATGGAGTTTGAGCCAGGTAACTTGAAGGGACATGTTAGAAGTGAATTAGAAAGAAAAAACAAAAATAAATCAGACGATTTATTCAATGTAGTTGTATATAATGAAACGGGTGGAAATGGCTCAAAATCATATTTTCATCCTACAATGGAATACATGCTTGATAAGTTTGTTGAAGAAGCTAAATCTCAAGGAGCAACTGGTATTTTAAACTTCAAAGCAATAAAGCATATTGATCTAAGAAAAGGAACTTTGTTATATTATGATTTGTCTGGGTTTGCAGTTAAAATAAAATAGGATTTGATTAAATAAGATATAATACGTAATATATAAGTAAAGGGCCTCATGTGAGGCTTTTATTGTTTTATTGCATATAAAATAAATTTAGTAAATGAAATATTAATATCTTTGTATTATCCGTATGATGTTATACGGAACTATTCTTGAACGTAAAGACTATGTATAACAAATACACTCTTCTGGTAGGCGGTCTTAGTTATGATGTATCTAAAAGTCAGTTGAAAAATTGGGATGATATTAAAACCGACGATTCCCGTAATGATTTTGATGGTGTAGAAAGAACGTTCACCTCAAAGTTTGAATTCGTAGGTGGCGCTTATTCTCTTCTTAAAAACGAGTATGAATCCAATTACCTATCAGCCAGCGCAACAATCGTCATTAGTGTACGTAATAACAGCTGGAACTACAACGAAAAGTTCAGGTGTTTATTAGACTTCTCAAAGTATGTAGATGATGGGTATACTATCAGTATCGAGGGTGTCGATAATACAATGAAGAATATCATTAAATCCAATGGCGGTACTGAATACGAAATACCTGTTTCTGAACTAATGGAAACTGAGAAACTACAATACGATGGACTGGAAATAGAGCAAACATGCGAATGGACTATAATTGGAGATAGTAATGAAAATACAAACGAAGTTTCTTTTGTTAGACCTGCTGAATTTGAAGGTTTTAGAAATGAGATAAATACAGCCCAATTGTACATAACAAATCCGCAGATTTTACACAATGATATTTTAACCGTAAGAGACACTCTTACCGCAAATCCAAGAGCAAACACAAGTTTCTGTGCGACTAACAATTCTCCCGCAACGATACATCTATTTCTTGAATTCGAATTTACTTCAACTTTAAGGGCTTCGGCTGAACTGGCTTCAGGGAGGACCGATATACTTTCAATAGAAAACTCTGGATCTGGTTCTTATTCTACATTTAGTTTTGATCAAGACATAAGCCTGGGGAGGTATTCTAGTCTAACTCTAAGTTTTGAACCTTATGAAGCAGACGCCCATGCAACTTTTAAAGTCCGTAATTTTAAAATGAAGGTTACTTGGCTAGATAGAAGGAGTAATACTATAGATATAGATTTAATTAGTCCGACTACCATATTAAACGCTTTGGTTAACCGAATGATAAATAACAATGCAATCCAAAGCAATAGTTCGATAGATATATCCAAAGATTCAAGATTAGGCTACACATACATGTGTGCTGCTGAATCTATACGTGGAATTATATCCACCAATAACAATCCGGACGGAGCGAAAATATATACTAGCTTCAATAAATTCCGTGATTGGATGAAATGTGTATTTGGTTATGTTTATGAAATAGACGGGTATAATGTTATTTTTAGACACCGCAACCAATACTTTGACAAGACCGTAGTTAAGACCATTTCAAGTTACAATGACTATAACTATTCACTAAATAGCAAGTTGATTTATTCAAGAGTAAAAGCCGGATATGACCAGCAAAACTATGAAGAGGTTAACGGACGTGATGAATACAACTTTGGAATTACATTCTCTACCGGGGTAGCATTAACTGATACGGAGTTAAATCTTGTGAGTCCTTATCGTTGTGACAATATCGGATTTGAGATATTAACGACTAAAAGAGACGAGGATACTACAGATAGCTCTAGCGATAAGGATATATTCTTTGTAGCAGTTCGAAAAGTAAACAATGACCATTTTGAATTAGTAAGATCCGGATCAATTGGGAATGTTCTTTCATCTGAAACAAGATTTAATGCAATGTATAGCCCCCGCACATGCATTTTAGCAAACAAAGAGATTATAGGAGCATGTACAAGAGTCTTAGAATTCGCATCAAGTGAAGGAAATAGTGATGTTTCAATAAATGGAGTGGGAGAGAAGGACACGATAAATATTTCCAATTCTGAAAGACTATTTACAGCAGGTACCATTTCTTTCAATACATCTGAAATTGATCTACCAGACAATCGGAAAGGGGTAATTGCACTTGAATATAGAGATAAAACAATCTACGGTTTCATAGATGGAGTTGAAATCAATTGGGGTAAATCTAAAGAGTCAAAATATAAATTGATAGAAAAGGTATAATTAATTCTACTTATTTAGACGAAATCTAAATAATATTTATATATTTGCATTGAATCTGGTGAAGTTACCAGGCACAATCTCAGGACGAAAAGACACATGTTAAAGGTAGCGGATATATGCCCATTGGCATTTAATCCTATCAAGGATAAATTTGCACGGGATCATTGTTATATTCAGAAGTTCTACACTACTGATAAAATACTTATTCAATTGATCCGAGACGGTGGGGTGGTGATGTTCCCTACAGCTCAACTGAACAACTTATCTACTGGTACAAGCACCTCTATTTCGTTTAGTCATTCGTCAATAAACAGCTACACAAATCTTTTTTATGTAAATATCTCTGGTCTTTCAGATGGTATCTACTCTATCTCTATTTCAGGGATATCAATTAATGATGTCTTTTATTCTTCAGTAGAAAGCGAACCTTTTGAAGTTAGTTCAAACTCCAATCTATTAAATGAAACTGTACTTTTAAGATGTTCTCACTATGACAACAATTCTACTGTAGATAACATTTGGTGGATTGGCAATACTCAACAATTTATATCATTCAGGATTGAGGCAGGATTTAAGCCTTCAGGAATAACGCAGAATGTAGATAATGAGTTCTTCCGTGATCAAAATCAGTCCATTACCCAACTTTATGCGGTTCCATATGAAACTTTATCCCTTTCTATAGGCAATGCCTCTGGTGTGCCATATTGGGTAGGTCGATTGATAAACAGAATGCTTTGTGTTTCATACTTTGAAGTGGAAGGCGTTAAGTATGTAAGATCAGAAAACTCTATTCCAGAGGCTACGTTAGTAAATGAAACCGGACAACTGTTTTGGTACACCCAATCCCTTGAATTGAGCAATAATGATATTGCAGGAATAGGAGGAACCCCACAAGCAGCAGATCCTAGTAATGTGCTAGCTACTTCACTTAATGGATTAAAAGATGGAGAAATATTAAGATATAGCGGGGATAAATCTGCTTTTATAAACACCGATACGATAGATTAATATGGCTCTAGTGAATCTTAAACAAATACAGGTAGGAGGTAGTAATACATTAGATGGTATTGCCACTTATCCCTCTGATTTGGTTGAAACTCTCGATCCTTTCCGTCTGTGGGTTAATAATAATGAAGCAGATCCGGCAATATTCGTTAAAGGAAGCTTGGGAAATATAGTTAGAATAGGTGGAAGTGGAAAAACAGAATCTTATTGGAAGCTTATAACAGAAGAGGAAACCACTGAAGAAGGAGAAGTAAATACATATAAATACCTCTACACTAATCTACCTGTAAAGATCGAGAATGAGCTTGAAGTAGGAGGCATGAGTGTAAACAAGCTCCTCAAATGCATCGAATACAAAGAAGATGAAGAAGGGAATGTAACGGCGGTCGGATTTAAAACAAACTTATATTCTCGTGGCGGTGTTGGTTCCCTTAAAATAAACGGAGACGATGAAGAAGGTGGTGGATCAACAGACTTATATACATTCGGTGATCTTCTTAATGTCAATAAGAGTGTTGACACAGTATACAATACCGATCAGTTAGTAATCAAGAAAGCTAACTCTACTCATTTTGACGTAGTATCACTTAGTGATCTCAACCTGGGATTAAATGAAACCGAACTACAGGCATACTTAACTAACAACAAGTATACTACAGAGTCAAGGGTTACAACTATGATCAACAGTGCAATGTCAGGCTTTGCTACTGCTGATGCATTGAATACTCATGTTAATAATACAACCATTCACCTTACCGCCGACGAAAAGACTTTCGTTCAAACATTCAAATCCTTATTTGGATTTGACACTACAAATAACGCGGTTTATGTAAAGAAGGTCGACGGGGTAGCCGTTAATTTCTATGCGTTCGGTGGTGTGGGATCTTTAGGTGAAGCTGGTAGCGGCGGTGGCGGTGGTGGAACCGGTACAGTAACTTCTATTAAGTTAGGAACAGTTCAATACGATCCTAACTCTTCGGGTGTTATATCTCTTCCGGCATATCCTTCAGTACCGTCGTGGGCATTAGCTTCTACAAAGCCAACTTATTATTATACTGAGATCATTGGTACGCCTACATCATTGCCAGCAAGCGATGTTTATGCCTGGGCGAAACAACCTTATAAACCGTCATACTCTTATGGAGAGATTAGCGGCGCACCGACTTCATTGCCTGCCTCAGACGTATATAGTTGGGCAAAGCAACCGACAAAGCCAACATATACGTTTACTGAGCTTCTAAGCAAGCCTACAACTGTTTCGGGATATGGTATAACCGATGCTGTAACATTGTATACAACTCAAACCAATATAACCGGGCAAAAAACATTTAGATCCAGGGTTATTGTAGACGAGGGAGCTAGTTCTAACGCTGGTGTCTCATTCTACAATGATGGGACGTATAGAGGAGCTGTCGGCCATTCTCCCAGCAATCAAATGACGTATATGTGGAATGCCAATAGTTCTGCATATATAGCCATAACTAATCTTGGAACACCGATCTATATTAATACTTCAGGAACAGTTTATAATTTACTACATGCAGGCAATTACACCAGTTACTCATATTCGCAAGCGCAGGCCGATGCTAGATTCGTTTATAAAAGCGGCGATACAATGACGGGCAGGTTATACGTAACTGGCGTAAGCATAAACACTACTGGAAATTCATGGGCATTAGCCATTTCCGGAGCTACGTATTTAAATGGTGCTACAGGAATAGCGGTTGCTCCTGTCGGCGTTTACGACTTGACTTTAGGAGTTCAAGGCATGTACAGTAATGGTCCGATTCGGTGTGCGGGGCTTATCTATTCAAGTAGTCGAATTTATACTGGATACGATTCAGGGGTATCAAATTCAGTCTCTGCGGCTAACTGGTTCCGAAGTTCTGCATCAACCGGTTGGATTAATGATACATACGGCGGTGGAATATACATGACTAATTCTACTTATGTCGCTGTGTATAATAATAAGGCATTCCGGGTATATAATACACTAAGTCCAACTTCTTCAACCTCGGACGCTTCAATTAGGACTGATGGGGGAATATTGGCAGGCGGGAACATATTAGCTGTTGGCGGTTTAGGATCACTTACTGACGCATCAGATATGCGATTAAAAACACATATAAGGGATTATAATGCACTTGAAATAATTAATACGTTCGAATCATTCGCTTTCGACTGGAACGATACTGGATTATCCTGGAATAAGCATTTCAATAATGACCATGATAACTATGGACTATCCGCACAACAAGTACTTAAATTCAATCCAAATTTCGTTGATACCTATGAATTTCATACAGTAAAATATAAGATGTTCATTCCTATCTTACTCAAAGGAGAGCAAGAACTATATAAACTATACGAATCACATGAAGATCGTATCACTCGACTTGAACGCGAGAACAAAGAATTGAGGTCTGAAATAAATAATCTGAAAGGAGTAGCGGCATGATAGATAGCAACGGAATAATAAGACCTACAGTGACCCTTTACGACGTTCAGAGAACGCTCGGAAGTTCTTTAAATTGGGTCGGTTCA